AAGACTCGAAGGCAACCTTTCTCTTAAGGGTACTATAGACCTGATAACAGATGTCGGGGACAATGTATACGAGATAATCGACTGGAAAACTGGTAAGCGGTTGGATTGGGCGACAGGAAAAGAAAAGACACCAGCAAAGCTACAAAAAGATATCCAGCTTAGAATGTATCACTTAGCTGCAAAGAAACTTTATCCAGACGTAGACACCTTTCTAGTGACTATTCATTTTATTAATGACGGAGGCGCTTTTACTATACACTTCCAAGATAGTGATATACCTATTACACTGGAAATGATTCGTAAAAAATATGAATTAATTAAAGACACCGAATGCCCACAACTTAATAAAAGCTGGAAGTGCCGGAAGCTCTGCTCTTCTGGAAAAACAACATTCGAAGACACCGATGTTAGTCCACTGATAGAACGTCGTTTTGGAGCTGTGTCAAAGTATGGGCAGTATATGACTAAGTGTGAGCAAACAAAATACATGATAGAAAAGAATGGGATAGAGTGGGTTACACAAAACTTGATGGCTCCAGATCATGTTATCGGAAAGTATAAAGCTCCGGGTGAAGTATGATATCCTTACCATTCTCTCAAGAAATGATAGAAAGCGCAAAATCCAAAGCCTGCTCTCTAGGATCTATTAACAATTCTATACTTAAAGGTGCTGGAAACTTAGCCGGATATTTAGGAGAAGAAGCTCTGGCTCCTTATATAAATGCGCAAATAGTTAGCAATAACAGAGGTCTTGATAAGTACAATCATGACTTGCTTCTGGAGGACAGCCACAGAATAGAGGTCAAAACTAAGAGAAGAACGGTCACTCCGAAGTCTTACTATGATGTTTCGGTTGCTAAGACTAGTAAGCATCAACAGCCAGACATATATGCCTTCATAAGTCTTGAGTTTGAGAGAGCAACGCACGATCATCCTAAAAAATATTATGGCCTAAAGAAGATTTGGCTGTGCGGCTTTATGGGAGCATATGACTACTGGGATATGGCCAAGTTGTGGAAAAGTGGACAAATTGACAAAAGAAATAACTTCAAAACACATGTTGATATGTATAATTTAGAAATATCACAATTGTATAAAGACCTAACAGGAATACTAGTATGAAATATATACCACTCCACGTTCATAGCGAATACTCTCTTTTAGACGGTCTTTCGCAAACAAAACACATAGCAAAAAGACTTGAGGAAATTGAAGTCGATGCCTGTGCTCTTACCGACCACGGAACAGTTTCCGGAGCAGTAGATTTTCATAAGACCATTTCCAATGGGTTTAAACCAATACTTGGATGTGAGCTTTATCTCTCGAAGCAAGAAGCTACTTTGAAAGATCCAAGCAATGCAAAGTTAATGCATCAGGTTGTTATTGCAAAAGATCTAGAAGGCTGGAAAAAACTATTGTCTCTTGTGTCTGAGTCTAATAGGCCAGAGCACTTCTATCATAAGCCAAGACTGGGTTTTGACACATTCCTTGAGAGCGTCTCAGACTCTAGTAAATTAGTTTCTTTTAGTGGTCATTTAGGATCTCATCTTGCGAACACAGTATTGGACAATCCGAACTGGAAAAAGGATGGAATAAGACAAGCAGAGAAGTTGCAGGAAGCTTTTGGTAAGGGCAATTTCTACATTGAAATTCAAATGATTGATTCTCTCATTAACACAAAAGCGAAAGAGGTCGCAGAAAAGCTAAGAGAAATATCAGACGCAACAGGTATCCCTTGCGTTGCAACTCCAGACGCTCATTATTGTAGACGAGAAGACGCTCACGATCAAAGGGTTCTCCTTTGCACTTCAATGAGGAAGAGTATTGGGCAAGTTCAAAATGAATTAAAGCAAGGAAAGTCAAAGTCTCTTAAAGCATTTTTTGAATCAGATAACTATCATATTCCAAGCTATGAGGATATGAAGAGATTCCATACTGACAAAGAGCTAGATGCTACTTTAGAAATTTCTAGCATGTGTAGTGATTATAATATCTTAGGCCCACCGAACCCGCCTGTATTTGATTCCCCAAAAGGAATGTCCCCTAACGATTATCTTAGATATTTGTGTCGTGAAGGATGGACACAAAAGATGGATCACATTGATAAGAATCATGAAATGTTTGATACTTATGGTTCAAGGGTAAACAAAGAGATTAAGATTTTTACCGAGACAAACCTGTCTAGCTACTTTCTAATTGTTAGAGATATTCTAAAATATGCTGACTCAAAAGGCTATTTGACTGGGCCCGGTAGAGGCAGTGCTGCGGGATGTATGGTTTCTTATCTTATGGACATAACAAAGATTGATCCTATACCTTACGAACTGATTTTTGAAAGATTTTACAATGCAGGTCGTAATGCTGGAGGTCGTGTTTCTATGCCTGATATTGACATTGATGTCCCTAAGTGTGGTCGTGAAGACATAATTGACTATATAAAAAAGAAGTATGGTAAAGAAAACGTCGCGCAAATTATCACCTTTCAAACATTAAAGGGCAGAGCTGCACTTAAAAGAGTTATGGCTGCTCGTGGAAACATTAGTTTTAGTGAGCAGAATGCGATTACCTCACACTTGCTGGATGAATCTAAAATCGCTGATGAATTACAAGATATGAAAGACGAATTGGGAACATCATCGGTTATAACTTGGGCTTTAGAGAATAAGTCTGATAAACTAAAAGAGTGGTGTTATATAGACGACAACGGAAATCTTCAGGGCAAATTCGCAAAGATATTTGAGCAAGCAGTTCGACTAGAAGATACAAAAATCATTCAGTCGAAGCATGCCGCTGGAGTTGTTGTTTCCCCTCAGCCCATATACGATGTATGCCCTATGGTACTAGACAGAGAAGAGAAGGATCTATTGGCTGGTTTTGAGGGCCCTAGTTGTGAGGATGTGGGACTATTAAAGCTTGATGTCCTTGGCATCAAAATGCTTGACAAGGTAATGGAAATTCCTAAGATACTTATGGGAGTATAATTCAATGGTTAGAAGAAAAAAAGGAGATGTAAATTGAATAATAGATGGATTATAGTATTTGACTGGGAAACAGATGGGCCGAATCCGGAAACCTGCAATCCCGTTGAACTCGCAGCTGTTCCGGTTAACCCAAGAACTCTTGAGATTAAAAAGGATCAGGCGTTTAGGGCTACAATTAGACCTGACGGTATAGATACTGAGGAGTATTTCACCAAGGAACGACAGGACACAATCGCTTGGCACGCTAAGCAGAGAGGTGTAGAAACAGACGAAATCATCAAAGATTGGAAGTCTGGTCAAAGTGAGAAAGTTGTTTGGAAGAACTTTTGCAACTATTGCTCTAAGTATGAGGTAGATAAAAAGCCGGGACAATGGTATGTAGAACCAGTACCTTCTGGCTACAATATTATAGGTTTCGACTTAGTTATAGCAAATAGATTAGCTGAAAAATATAAGACAAAATCTCCTTTCTCTAAAGTAAATAAAATCGACATGATGGACATCTTGTTCATGTGGTTTGAAAACTTAGATGAGCCTTCAAGTATGAAGCTGGATGCTTTTAGAAAATTCTTTGGTATGCAGGCAGCGCAAGCACACGAGGCATTGTCAGATACTATCGACGAAGCAGAGCTACTTGTTAAGTTTATGAAATTCCATAGAAGACAATCAAGCGTAGGTAAGTTCAAAGGAGCTTTTGCTAAATGAGAAGATACGAATGCGGATGTGAGTTTCACGAAGGTGAAGGGGGAATCATATTTGACCCAGAGATCACATCAATACCATTAAATTGCTCCGCTACTTGGGATCTCATATGTGAAGGTAACACTAAGGGAGTATTCCAGCTTGAGTCTCAATTAGGAAGATCTCTAGCGAAACAGACCAAGCCTAGGGAATTGGAGGAACTCTCTGACCTAATAGCAATTATGAGGCCGGGATGTCTTGAGGCCATGGTTAAAGGCAAGAGCCTAACTATGCACTATATAGATAGAAAGCATTTCAGAGAGCCTGTTGAGTACCTTCATCAGGCACTAGAGCCTATTCTAAAAAGCACTTACGGTATCCTTGTATACCAAGAGCAAGCGATCCTTATTGCAACTGAAATTGCGGGGTTTGATCTTCAAGAGGCAGACATTTTACGAAAAGCCATCGGCAAAAAGAAAGCAGATGTCATGGCTCAAGTTAAGACGAGATTCTTGCAAGGTTCAGCCGCAGAAGGAATCGTCACAAAAGAGCAAGCGGAAGAGATATTTAGCTGGATCGAAAAATCGCAAAGATATTCTTTCAATAAATCGCACTCTATAAGCTATGCATATAATGCTTATTTGACAGCATACTGCAAAGCTCACTTTCCTCATGAGTTTTTTACAGCATATCTTAAAAACGCAGTTGGGAAGCCAGATACATTCTGGGAAGTCCATGAGCTGGTAAATAACGCAAAAATCATGGGCATTGAGGTTCTTCCCCCAAATATAATTCATATGAATGAAGAGTTCAAGCTTATTGGGAATAATCCAACTTATGGAATGACTAATATAAAAAATGTAGGGTCTTCAGTATTCAAGAAGATGATGAAGCATATAGACCAGAATAATATAAATCTGGAAACATGTGATTGGGATTGTTTTCTTTTGCTCATAGCGCCGTTTGTAAACAAGAAGGCCTTTGAATCATTAATACTAGCTGGCGTATTCGACTGTTTTAAAATATCTCGGTCTAAGATGCAACACCATTTTAATTTGATAAAAGAATTCACAAAAAGAGAGACAGAGTGGCTTAAAAACTACAAAGAGAGCTATCCAGAGAAGACAGCTATCAACTGCATTGAAGCTATGATAGAGGCCTCTACTGTAAGGTCTAAGACTAGACCTATATTTAGGCAAGCTAGAATTCCAGTTATAGAAGACCTTCTTACAACTTATGACAATCCGGGATATGATCTATATGATTCACCATCTTGGGTCTCGAAGATAGAAGAAGAACTTCTTGGAATATCTTTAACCTGCAATAAAGTAGATGAATATGATACTAGCAGAGCCAACTGTACCTGCAAAGAATTCATTGACGGATTTAATTCTCAAAAAGGAATTGTTTTAGCTGTTAAAATAGATTCGGTTAGAGAGTGGAAAATAAAAAAAGGGAAGGCTAAAGGTATGAAGATGGGGTTTGTAACCGTAAGTGACACAACCTGCTCCTTAGATAGCGTGACAGCCTTCTCAGAAGAGTGGGAGAAATATAAAAAGATGTTGCACGAAGGCAATACGGTTTTACTTAGAGGAATGAAAGACAAGAATAGGGGAAGTTTTTTAATAAAAAAGGTAGAACAGCTAACAAGTTAGTTTGAGAAGTACTATAATAAGGAAGAGGGATGAACGATTTAATTGAAAACAATATGGGGTTAGTGGTTTCTGTCGTTAACTCATTTAAACCTAAGAACCATACCGAAAGAGAAGACTACATACAGGCCGGAAGAATAGGGTTGTGGAAA